AGACAAGGCATTTGAGATAATTGCTAAGGGATTAGAAAAGCTCAATGATGACCAGAAACTGACCCAACAGCATTACAATCTATACGAGCATTTTGTTGGTCTTGAGTAAATAGAGTTTCAGCAAGGACGCTTTCGATGGCGAACAAACGGAAGCAAATACACCTAGATTTTCCTCTAGGTGGGTTGAATAGAAAAGCCAGTTACCAAAACCAAGCCCCCTATACATCTCCGTCGGTTCTTAATGTCCGGTTGAGAGAGTCCCTAGAAGGAAGGGAACGCGGAGGTAGCCGCCCCGGGCTTGTTGCCTCGCATTCCGAATCGTTAGGGTCAGAAGTAAGAATGCTGGCTCCGATGCAGCTTGCATTGGGGGACGGCTTTACAAACTTTTCTGATAGCTTTTCTGGGCTATCGCTTGCCGAAGGCTGGTCCCAAGCATCCTGGGCTGACGACGTTCCCAGCATACTACCTTCTTCAATCGCTAGCGTAGATACTAGCATTGACGCAGGAGAGGCTGTTCTTGATGTCCTATCCATTGATACATCAGAATCCTACGCCGTAGAAGTATATTTCGTGCCGTGGGCCGGAGAGTGGCATGGCAAATACCGCCTATACTTGCGGCTAGACGATACTACTCCAGACATAGAGACCGATGGAGTAGTAATTGAGCTTACACAAACTGGAGCTACTGGTGCATACACTGCAACGTTGACCTCGTATCTGGCAGGTGTAGACACCGTAGTTGATACTGCTACGGCCACAGTTGATGTGAAGCCAAGCTGGCTTACTGCTACAGTAAGCGGTACAACGGTTACAGTATACTGGCAAGGTACTGAAATCATGTCAGGGACCGTCGGTGCTCATACTGGTACTCGCGTAGGATTCGGCATGGAGTGTACAGAGGATGGTGGATTATGCCTTGCTAACACTTTTCGTGTCCAATACTACTCTACTGGTTCCGTTCCGGTAACGAGGTCGATGCTATATGCCTCAGCAGGCGGCAATTTGTGGTACGAGTCCACTTACAGCCACATGACAGAGATTACTTCTGATTTGACTGTAAGAGATGATGCACTTCTACTGGGAGTACAGAGTGGTCAAAAGCTTTATATAGCAGACTACGGGGACGTAGTTGCTACTGGGACGGACGGGGCAGTCAGCGGGGCTACGCTAGATTCTGATACTTACGCCGACTGGACAACTCTCGGTATACTGCCTGATGACATGGTAGTTGTGATTTCCAATGGAACGGGAGCTACGGTAGATGGTACATACACTATTGCTTCTGTAGCAGCGGGGGCGGTAACTCTTGATGATGCCCCTGGTGACGGTACGTGTTCTTTCAGGATAGAACGAGCACCGAAAGTACTCGATCCTGCTACGAATACGTTGTCGATTATGGCTGCCACAGCCGGGCAAGTTCCTACTGGCTGCCCAATAATTGCTAATTACCTAAATAGAACCGTCTTTGCCGGTGCTGAGACTGCTCCGCATGTCTGGTATATGAGTCGTGTCAACGATGAGCTAGATTGGGATTACGCAGAAGAGGACGAGGAAGCCGCAGTAGCCGGAACATCCAGCACGGCAGGTATGCCCGGCGATCCTATTACAGCCTGGATTGTCGGTAGCGACGATTATTCAATTATCGGATGCAGGAATAACTTGTGGCGCATGAGGGGCGATCCAGCTTCTGGCGGTACATTGGACGCCATCAGCCACACCATAGGCATAATTGGGCCTAAAGCATGGTGCTTGGGGCCTAGCGGAGAGTTGATATTTCTTTCATTGGATGGCGTATACTCGTTGGCTCCCGGCGGGGACACGTTCCCAGAGCCTTTATCCAGAGATACGTTGCCAAGAGAATTTTTGAATATAGATGCCAATCAAGTTAATGCTCAGCTTGAGTACGATACCCACGGTCGCGGGGTTCATATCTATCTAACTACGGAGCCGTCGAATACCCGTGTCCATTGGTGGATGGACCTGTCGTATAAATCTTTTTGGCCAGTATCGCTAGATGCTGATTATGAGCCAACTTGTACGTGTGTCTACCAAGGTTCTGCTATTGAGGATTCTGGCGTAATACTTGGATGCCGTGATGGTACACTACGCAGATATAATGATCTTGCAGAAACAGACGATGGGACTGCCTTTGACTCCTATGCGATGATTGGCCCGATAGCTTTGGCGTCTGAGGGAGTAAGTGGGAGGCTTATGTCCATAGATGCCACCTTAGACAACTACAGCGGAGATGTTGAGTGGGAGGTTACTTGTGGAAACACCGCTGAGGCGGCCGTACTTGCGGCTGCAAGCGATTCGGGAACATGGTCTGCCGGTCTCAATGCTACTGCTAGGCCCGCCTGCTCTGGTCAGGCACTGACGCTGACGCTGACAGGAGAAAGTGGCCGTAGCTGGGCTATGGAGTCCGTTGTAGCAGTGCGTCGTGACGCTGGCCCCAGGAGGCTTGCGTAATGGCACAAAGAATCCCCAATCCGCATAGTCCTGAAGAAGTACGCAGAGCCTTCGGCAAGGTCCAATTCGATACTGCAATACTAACTAAGGGAGCTAGTGGACAACTTCTGGTAGGTGCAGGAGTTGGGGTACAGCCCGCGTGGTCTACTAGCATAACGTCACTTACACTACTTACAGTAGATAACATAACAATTAACGGAGCCAGCATAACTAGTGATACTGGTTCAATTAGTTTTGGTGATGAGAATATAGTGACTACTGGCAGTGTGTCTGGTGTAAACGTTACTAGCGGAGTTGACCCAGGGCACACTCATACAGCTAGTTCGATCACCGAGACTGATCCTGTTTTTGCCGCATCAGCCGCACATGGAATTACCGATGATGATATAGATAACTGGGATGAGTCTTATAGTTGGGGAGACCACTCTCTGGCTGGGTATCTACATACAACTCCGACTGCTGGTACAAATTGGCAAGACCTGGGACAGCTTGGCGGTGAGACATACTTATATGCCGCCAGATACCTAGAAGGCGGGATTACACTAGTTGGCACATATCCTAATGGAAAAATATTTAGATCAGAAAACTACGGCCTTACGTGGAGTGATCTTGGGCAGCAGTATGGCGAGACGTATGTGTTGTCAATCGCATATCTGGAGAGCGGAATTGCACTAGCAGGTACAGGAGATCACGGCCATATACTTCGCTCTACTGATTACGGGGAGACGTGGACCGACCTGGGCCAGCAGGGTAGTGAGACGCGAATAAGATCACTATGCTACGTTGGTGGAGGCGTAGTCCTTGCTGGTACGTATCCCAACGGAAAAATTTATAGATCGGAAAACTACGGCCTTACGTGGAGTGATCTCGGGCAGCAATACGGCCAAGATGGTATATTTTCTTTTGCAAACTGCGGCGGAGGCGTAGTTGTTGCTGGTACAGGCGAAGTACAGGGTCACATATTGCGCTCTACGAACTACGGGGCGACGTGGGCTGACCTGGGACAAAAAGGCAGTGCATCCACTATTAGTTGCCTGGAGTATCTTGAAACCGACATTGTGCTAGCAGGTACGTACTCCAATGCCAAGGTACTACGGTCTATAAACGCAGGTATTGATTGGGCAGACCTGGGGACTCAGGCTGGAGAGATTCAATTAGCATCCCTAACCTACGCCGGTAATGGGGTAGTAGTCGGAGGGACCGCCGATGGTGGGAAGATAATCTATTCTGACGATTATGGGGAGACGTGGAGCAACCTTGGACAGCAATACAGTCAAATTGCTATTAGAGCAATAGAGTACATGGCTGATGGAAAAATAATAGCGTGTGGAAGTTCAGGAGGCAAGATTATACGTTCCACACTAACAGACAGTATGGAGGTAGACCCTGGAGATTGGGACTATGCCACTGCACACGCAGCAGCTGAGGACGCAGTTACTGGTATTATCAAAGGAAGTGGGGCAGGCACGTATAGTGCTGTCACTGATAATTCTGCCAATTGGAATGATGCGTATGATCTGTCAGATTTAGCACACGAAGCCGAGGCTGCCGAAAATATAACTACTGGATTTCCTGTTTATGGAGTTAGTGGTCTGGCACAGGTTGGCGTGGCACGGGCCGACGATGCCGCCAAGAGTAGGGTTGCCGGTCTATCTAGCACCACCACGACGACGGGCAACACTGACACGTTCATGGCGGCTGGTCGATTTGAGTTAGCAGACTGGACAGCGGTAACTGGCAGTGCTGCCTTAACCCCGAATTCCATATATTACCTGGGGGCTACTGGCGGACTAACAACTACTGCACCCATCGCTGCTGGGCAATACGTAGTGGAAATCGGGAGAGCCTTAGAGACTACTGTTTTGGATTTGTGTATAAAGAGACCTATTTTATTGTAAAGGAGTACGTAATGGCTACGAAGAAACCTCTAGTAATTACAAGTGGGCAAATTCAACAACTACAGGCAGGCGATACGCTTGATGCAGCTGTATCAGAGGTTGATGTTGTATCAATGACCAACGCGAATGCTGGGCCAATTGTAATTGGTGCTCCAGTGTACGTGTCGGTAGCGGGTTCTGTGGATTTAGCTAAGGCAGATGCTGCTGGTACAGTGCAGATGCTGGGATTGGTCAAAGATACTTCTATTGCGACATCCGAAGCTGGTATAATACAGACTGACGGTGTGCTGGTAGCTACGACTGGGCAATGGGATGCTGTTGCTGGTACAACAGGCGGACTGGCTGCTGGTGCTGCTTACTACCTTGACCCGGATACTGCTGGATTACTTACTGCTACGGCCCCTACCACTGCGGGTGATTTTGTGGTGCGAGTAGGTATCGCACTTAGCACGACTGACCTAGATATTAGTATAATGCCTCCTATTAAATTGTAATAATGGCTGAAAAGATACCACTGGTTCTGAATGGCGGCGGCGTAGAGCAATTGCAGAGTACAGATACTTTTGCAGTCGGCGCTAGTAATATACTTATCAATGGGGGGTTTGATTTTTTTCAGCGGCAGGTTCCCGGAACTTTGACCAGTCGTGCAGATGATACTTATGGGCCTGATAGGTGGGTAGTATTAACTCAGACTGCTGCTGTGCAGGTTGCGCAGATAGGCGGTACAGAGGCCCCGTGCGCCGGTCAACTAAAACAGAATCAGGCATCTGCTCAAAGAATGGGGCTGGCCCAAATTGTAGAGTATTCAAATTCAATGCCGATGCGTGGTAGAAATATTATTTTTCAGGGTAAGCTAAATTGCAGTAGCGAGCAAGCAATCAGGTATGCAGTAGTAGAGTGGACTGACACAGCAGATACTGTTACAAGTGACATAGTAGATGACTGGACAGACACCACCTATGAGTCTGGTAACTTCTTCATTGCTGGTCTAAACATAGTTGCAGTAGGTAGCGTTACTCCGGCGGCAGTTGGGTATACCACATTTTCTATTACGGGATCGGTGAGCGCCGCCTGTAACAACCTAATAGTATTTATTTGGACTGAGGGCACTGCCGCACAGGATGTTACACTAAGCGTCTCATCCGCCGGGCTGTACCCTGGAACCATTTTGCAAAGCTGGAACCCCAGGCCAATTGGGCTGGAGTTGTTCCTCTGTCAGCGGTATTACGAAAAATCATATAATGTCGCAACAGCGCCAGGAACAGCACTAGGTCCGGGGCCGTCAATACGAATTATCATAAATGCGAACACGGCCTATTATGGAGAAAAGTATTATCTGGTCCCAAAGCGCGTATCTACAACTCCTACTATATACTCGCTATATTCCGGCAACAGCGGAGTCATAGCTGAGTACAACCCATCCGTTGTGTGGGTGGCAGATAGAGATGTAATCGTATCCGGCCCGTCTCAAATTGGATGGGGTAACCTTGCGTGCGCAGGTCTGACGGCGAACAACACAATGCGCTATCACTGGGCATGTGACGCGGAGTTATAAATGTCTGGAGCATACGTAGCAAAACCTGCCGCTGAAGTACCAGTAGACTATCCACCTGGATGGGATATTAGCTGGCCGTGGATCGGCCCGATTCCTCCTGGGTTCGACTGGGAAGCGTATGCTAATTCAGACCCGGATTTGCCGCCAGAAGAAAATGACGACGATGGCAATCCCAAGCCGCGTATTTGGGTAAAACCTGTTGTCGGTCTGCATACTAATGAGCATGACGACGGGGTGTGGTCAGAGGAGGATGGAGCGGCATTTTGGGTGTGCTTGACGAGAGTGCCGTCAAAGGCACCTATCACGGTTCCATTTGTTTCGTCTGATGATGCTATAGGAGACTGTACGCCGAGTCAGTACACTTTCACAACATCCGACTGGTCTACTCCGCGAAGGATTATGCTAGTTGGGCACAACAATGCGTATATTGATGGCGATAATGAGTACGGTATAATGGTCGGACCTAGTACAAGTAGCTACGCAGGTACAGCAGGAGTTGATGATACTGGCTACAACGGTATCTACGGAAATAATGCAGAGGCACTAGATATCACTAGCTACGAGGAAGTAAATCATATTACGTTTTATGTTAGAGACGTTGAGGGCTACGGCTCTATAGCCCACGACGGAGATGACGAGGATTATGTAGAGATACATGGAACTATTTATCAGGCAGCACCAGGAACGTCTACAGCAGAAGAATTCGTAGAAGGCGGGGTAGCTATTGCGGACGGGTGGACTAAATATTATGCTGATGGGTCTAAAGAGCATGGTGGATCAGCCCAAGGAACTTCTTATACTGGGTTCTATGTTGAAGCAGATGTCACCGAAGATTACTCGTATGCGTGCGTTAGTTCTATTAGAATAGGTGGGGAAGTAGGGACAACTGACGATATAAGTTGTAAAGGTCAAGCCTACTTCAATCACGGAGAAGTAGGTCTAGGTTCTTACTCTGATTCTGAGTCGCACGAAAACGCCGATTTTGGCGATACCAGTCATTGTGCTCATTGCATCTTACACAATAACGATACTGACGGAGCTACTAAATTGCAAAGCGGTCCAAGTACATATATTGAATATGCTTCGGTGACGTTGCGGGCCATATCTGATCCAGCGGCACTTACCATCGAGATAAGTTACGTCTAGGAGTAAGTAATGAATACGTTAGGCGAGGTTTCTATTTCTATCATCCGTAAAGATGGAACACCACCACCTACGGAGACGGTAATTATTCCTGTTATCCCTGCGTCAGAGAGTTTAATAATGATAGACCCTTCTCAGATAGAAATAGCACCTGATGACGAGTGGATAGATGCTGAGACGGGAGTAGAGGATGAAATTCGGGTTATTAAAACAGTATCCGTGACTGCCGTAGACGACGGCGAGCGTGGAGCATATAGGGAAGTAGCTACATCTATATCGCTAGGTATTACAGAAAGTGACGACAATAAATATAACGAAAAAATACTTGACGCCACTATACCCATTTCTATCGTGTATCTGTGCGATCCAGACGCAGAATGCTGGGCAGTAGGAAGCGGATACAGCGTTGTAGCTAGCGGCACTACTATTTACGTAGAGTATCCAGCCGATCCTCCTAGTGGCTACGCCATGTATGAGGCCATTTATAGCAGTACCACCGAGTCATCTTGGGTGACTGGCGGCGGAACCCCACTTGTAGAAGTAATGGAGGCTGACCCAGGCGGAACTAGAGAATTTACTTCAACAGCATCAATACAGGTACAAACTCCCGGCGGTAGCTGGAAGGGTACTTCAGAAAATCGCTCGTGGTCATGCGGCGTAATAGACGCGGAGTTACCAACGCAGCAAGCACCGATTGGAGTATACAGCAACAATCCTGCCAATACAGGACTTGCATGGCGTTTAACTACACTGGCTTATGGAATGCTTGACGGCTGCGGCCAGTGCTCATTATAATGACAATCAATCAAATAAAGGAGTAAGAAATGACAACACTTTACGGGAATGTAACACAAGATCCTGGATACCAGTTAGGTCTGGAGCAGATAGCTGCCGACAAAGAGCAATGGGCACAGAAACTCGATTTCTACCGACAATTGCTTGGACAGCGTAATACGGCCACTGGGCAAGTAAATACGCTTGCTAATGAGTACAACAAGGCTTACGCAGAAGCTCAAGCCAAGAACGAAGCCAAGTATCAACAGCAGCTAGGCTTGGTCGATCAAGTTAGCGGACAAGGTGCGGCGGACATTCGTAGCGATTACACAAAGCAGAGATCGTCTGCGTTACAAAATCTTGCTAGGTCTGGGATGTCTGGTACTACTGTGGGTGCTACGTTGTCAAAAGGATACGGGCGCGAGCAAACATCTGCCCTTAATAGGCTTGCTGACCAAATGCTCGGTACTAAGCTGGGCGTGATGAAGGATTATAAGTACGAGGGGCCGGATTCTGGCGTGCTGCAAACGCTCATTTCTACACTCGGCGGTAACATCAACTATAATCCTAATTTGTAATAGGAGCGTAATATGGCAGGCGGTAGGATGTCAGGTCCATCGGAAAGACAAGCTGCTGACAGGCTAGCTTTGGAGTGGGCTAGGCTAGAGCACTTGAAGAATATCCACGACCCTGATTATATCAAAGAAGTGCAGAGCAAGCTATCAGATATACGATTAAATGAGCAAAAGCAAAGACTCCAAAACGAGTACGATGCTTTGCCAACTATGAACGTACCTCTGTCTGACAGAACTACTTACGACCCGGCGACAGGACAGACGTATAGAGTTAGCGGCGGAACGCGACGTATGAAGCTAACTCCGCAGATGCAGAATACAATGCTTGCTGCGGAAGAAGAGCGTAAGAACATGCAGCTAAAAGGCCAGATCGACGCTAGCCTTATGGAGACTCGCTATACTGCAAAAGATAAGGCATCACTTATCAAAATCGAAAGTCAGAAGCAAAGGGGCAGAAGGATGCTCCAGTCTGGCCAGATAACCGCCGACGAATACGAGCGGTTTATGAAGCAAAAAGAAAGCGAAGCTATGGGGGTTATCCCCGGCCAATACCCGAGCCTGTCGCCGTATCCGAAAGGCAGAGGTGTCGGCGATTACTGGGATGAAAATGGCGTGACTGTTAGCCGAAAAGAAAATGGCGAGACTTGGCAAGTGGACGAGCGAAAGACGCCAAGAGGTTTGGCCGCAGAGCAAGAAGCTAGGGCTATCGAGGCCAAGGCCAAGATTGATGCTGAAGATCGGAAATCTAAAAGTGCATTTATGGATAAGCTCATGGATAAGAAAGTGCGTGATCCAAAGACTGGAATGGAGCGGAGTCTGTCTGCTTCTGAGATGCGAGAACTGATGGAAAAAAGATTCCCGAGTACGCCGATGCCATCCAAGGAGGACGTAGAAGGAGCACGGCAGTATTGGGACCAGATGGTAGATCGGTATGGGAATAATCCGCCGGATAATATCAAGAAGGCCATGATGCGTGCAGGCGAGGTTATAGAAGCCGCTAACAAGAGAGCTTGGTAATATGCCCTTAACAGACGAAGAAAGACTGGCTTACCTAGATAAACTCAGGTCACAAGAGAAGCCAGATGAGCAATCAGAGCAGCTAGCCACTAAGACTGACGAAGATAGGCTGAAACTCCTTGCATCCTTTCGCCAGCCAGAAGTTACGCAGCCGCAAGACCCTCTAGCCTATGACCCCAATCTGCCTGATTATGAGAATCAGGCGAATGAGGTCATGTCTCGGCAAGTTCTTGGATTCTCCGCCCCGACCGTATCCGGCGGTGTCCTGTCCAGCGGAGCTAGAGCCATATCTGCCGCCTACCGCGTAGGCGAGCTTCTGCCAGAAAACTGGGGCGGCAAGCGATCAAGAGAACAAGCCGACTGGTTTGCCAACTACAGCGGTGCTCTAATAAAGGCTGCCGAGAAGGCAGGTAATCAGGGAGTAGTAAAACGAGGAGCCACATCTGCACTGTCAAATACAGTCCAGTTATTGGCCGGAGCGCCCGCTGGTGTGCCAGCCATGATTGGAATCGGTGTGGCTGACCAGATGAATCTTGCTACTACAGAGGGCAGAGAGCAAGGACTGAAAGGTGCAGAACTTGGTGCATATGCTGGTCGGCAAGGTTTAATTGAGGGCGTGACAACGGGACTCATGCAGAAGTATGGTTTGGGAGGCATGGAGAAAGTTCTGCCAGGAGCATTCGCCGCTGCACGCAACGGTGTACGCCAGGGCATTAACCAGACTCTAAAAGCTGGGTTAAGGGGTGCTGCCAAAGAAACAGCCAGGACATTCGGAGAGGAAGAAATAGAGGAGATTACGATTGGTGCCCTCCAGATGTGGAATGATAAGTATTCAGGAGTTGATAAATCAAACTGGTCCCTCGATCAGGTGGCTAGGACATTCGTAGACACTACGTCGGCAGTGGCCTGGATGACTGCCGGTGGAGCTGGGCCAGTACACCTAGCAAGGGAGCTAGGACAGCGAACCCCATCTGCTGTACGAGAAGATATAACTGCTGCTAATGCTGAGAAAGAGGCGGTCATAAAAACAGAAAAAAAGGAGGCGGATTGGGATGTGAAGACAGCAGAGCTAGAGAAGAGGGAGCGAAATCTGTATGATGAATTTTATTCATCTCCTGTGACGGCTCTTGAATGGGTACACAATAATGCGGAGAAGGCTAATAAGCTGGTTAGTGGACACACG